CGAGCACGGCGTCACCGGGGCCGGCGGAGTAGCGCCACACGACCGGGTAGAGCCCCTCGGGGCCGCTCACGAGCGACACGGGTAGCAGCGGCAGGATCTCGTCTTGGATGAGCTCCCACACGTTCACGCGCTCCGTGATCGTCGCGTCGAGCTGGAACGCATCGAGGAGCGGCGCGGCGGCGGCGAAGCGCCCGGCGTCCACCGGGATCGACGTGAGGCTCAACAAGTACTGCAGTACATCCCCGGCGCTGCGGATCAGAACGCCGTCACGAATGAGGCCGCCCCCGCCGCCGTTTACGGTCGCCTCGTCTTTCCAGACGACGAACAGCGGGAGTTGATCGGTGCTCGTGAACGTCGCCTCGAGGTCGACGTACAGCGCGCCGAACGACACCGTAGGGCCGCCTGTGGTTGTCGCCGGGTCCGTCGAGGTGAACCAGGTGTAGACGGCCAACGAGTCATACTCGAACGCGTCGGCGCTCGTCGTCGTGATGTACCAGGCCACGAACGCGATGGGGTTGCCGCCGAGGTCGAACCCGTTGATCACGCGAAAACGCTTGTCGGCCGCCGTGTACTGATCGTGATTCAAATACACATAGTTCGCGCTGACGTGGTGCCCCGCGAGTACGCAGATGTTGCCGACGGCCCGGCCGCCGAACGAGGTGCCGCCGTCGTCGCGGTGATCTGCCCACACGGCCGGCGAGCCGGTGACGTAGGAGCTCCCGCCCTGGTAGCCGGGGCGGCCGATGACGATGGGGTAGGGCACGTCGATCCAGTCGTCGAGGAGATCCGCCGTGTGTGCCCAGTTCGTCGCCGTCGTGGCCAGTGACGCCGCGCTCGTGAGCGTCTCGTCGTACGCGAGGCGCTCCTCCAGCGACGTGGCCACGGCCTCGCCGTCGTCGCCGTACTCGGGATCAGTCAACCCGCCGACGAGCATCACGCGCCGCGCCTCGTACGTGGTGCCCTCGACCCAGCGCGCGAGCTCGCCGCGGCCTGCGCTTAGGTCGCCACCGCGCGCGACGAGGGCGGCGACGGACACGCCCGGCGGCGCGATGAACTCCAGCGGTACGGAGAGCTGCCCCACGGAGTCGCCGAACAGGTCGATGCCCTCGGTGGTCTCGATGCCGTCGAGGCCCGCCGAGTAGTGGAGCACCTGGCCCGACGCCGTAACGACGTCGACCTCGTCGTCGGCCATGCGCATCAGGACGCCGCCCACGTCGACGGTGAGGAGCCAGTAGACGCGGCGCCCGGTGAGCTGGGACGGGTAGAGGATCACGCGCGGCTCCTGTGTCCCGTGGTGCCCACCTTGGTTCGGCCCGAAATCTCACGCGAGAGCCGCCCGCCCTCCTGAATCGTTCTGGCCACTGACTGATCGAGCACCTTGTGCCCGAGGCGCACCTGTAGCACCGTAGGCCCGCCCGACGCCGACGCGCCCACCTGGCGCTGTAGCTCCGTCGGCGAGCGGGCCGCGGCGAAGTAATCGCCGCTCGCGAGGCTCACATTTCCGCGCTGGCCCATCACCTGCACGCCCGGTGTGTCGTTGAACGAGGGCGGCGGCGCCGCGGCGATCGAGGCGAGCGTCGTGGCGCCGCTGATGCCCGCCGCCGCCATGGCGATGAAGTTCGCCGGGGGCGGTAGGGTGTTCGCCGAGCTGATCGCGAGGGCGGTGTTTACCACCGCCTGCGCCACAGCCGCGGCTTTCGAGGCCGCGAAGCTCGCGGCGGCGGCATCCTGATTCGTCTTGCTTTGCTGCTCGGCGGCTTGTGCGAAGGCCTCCGACGTGGCGCCGAGGAGATTGGACGTTGCCGATGCCGTGGCCTCCGCACGCATCCGCTGGTGCGCCGCCTCGGCGACGAGCTCGGCTTCGCGCTCCTCGTTGCGCCGCTGGGCCGCCGCCTCGTAGATGGCGTCGATGTCAGCCTGCCCCTTGGCCTCGAGGGCGGTCACGGCCTCGACCCGCGCGGCCTCGACTGCGAGGATCTGCTCTGTGCCGCCCACGCCGCGCTCGACTTGAGCCGCTGCCAGTTCGTTGACCTTCTCGATCTGCCGGGCCAACGCCGCCTCGACCGCGTCCGCGCCCGTGAGTTGCGCGTCGTTGGCGGCGCGCGTCGTCTCCTGAAGGGACGTGAGCGCCGAACGGTACGTCTGCGTCTGCTCAAGGATGACGCGCTCGACCTCGGCGAGGGCGGCTTCTTCGGCCGCACGCTTCGCCGCCGCGTTGGCGGCTTGCAGTTGCGCGTCTACCGTCTCCTTCGCTGCTCGTTGCTTGGCGTACTCGAGGGAGATTACAAGCTCTCGATCCGTTTTCGTGCGGTCGATGCGCGCGTCCAGCGCGTCGAGCGCCGCCTGTTCGCGCTGGGCTTCAGCGTACGCAGCCCTAGCCGCGTCCGACTCCGAGGTGCCAAAGGCCGCGGACGCTGCCGCCGCCTCGTCGCGCTTGGCCACCGCCAACGCCCGAACCGCCGCGGCCCCTTCGTCGACGGCCGCATTCGACTTCCTTATGGCGATGGCCTCGCCGTTGGCAGCATCGCTCGCAATCGCCACGGCGTCGCTCGCCTCTTGCGTCGTCGCCGCCCACCTCGCGGCGGCCTCCGCTTGCGTCGTCGCCGCTTCCGCCGCCGACGCCTGCTTCTGCTCGGCCGCGTCGAGCTCCGACGACAGGTATGCATAGGTTGCCCCCAACGCGGCGACGGCGATGGCGACTGGGCCGAGCACGGCGAGCGTTGAGCTCATCGACACGCCGAGGCCCTTCGTGGCGACGCTCGCCACCTCGGCGGTGTCCGCGACATCGGCCACGCCGCGCGCCACGCCACCGAGGCCGGGTACGAGCATGTCGAGGATACCGGCGAGCTTGCCGGCGTTGCTGCCCACCGCGCCGGCCTTGTCGCCGAAGCGGGTCGCCGACTCAGCCGCCGTGTCGAGGGCATCGGAGGCCGCGCGCCCGGCCGCCTTGGCGCTGTCGGCGGCGGCCTTCGAGGCCTTCGCCGCCGCGCGTGATGCGTTTTCGGCGGACTTGATCGACTTGTTGAGCTGGTTGGCCATCGCCGTCGCCTGGTCGGCGGTGATGTCCTTGATCGATTCGAGCTGGCGCCGGAGGCCCTCAATGTTGGCGGTGATGGTCAGTTCAGCCGTTGCCATCTCACCGCCTCCCGAGGTTTTTCCCGGCCGCCTGTAGGGCGCGGTCGAGCTCAACGAGTTCCGACTTTATCACGGCCTTGGACCCCTTGACGGCGAGGGTGTCCCACACCTTCTTCCCGTCGGACGCGAGCGGGTTGCGCACGATGCGCGCGATGCCGACAGGCCGCGATCGGCCCTTGCGGTCCTTGTACGCGCCCGCGATGTAGCCGGGCGGGAGGCGCCGCTCTTTGCGCCACAAGCTCATCAACTTTCGGTACTCCTCCAAGGGGACCGACGTCGCGATCGTCGAGAGCGCGCCCGGCGCGTGGACGAAGTAGCCGTAGAACTCTTCTGTTGCGACGATCTGTCCAGCCTTCTGCTGCCTCCCTGGGAGAAGGCGGCCTTGCGCGTCCACGTTGACGTCACGCTTCGCAAGCGCCTTTGCGTCGTTGTAGACGATCGCGCGGATCGAGTCGCCGCGAATCTCCATCCGGTACTTCGTGCCGGCGCCCGAGCGCCCGGAACGCTTGCGGACGATGGTGTACCACTTGGCGCGAGTCTGATCGACGGTCTGCGACGCCATCCCCTCGAGCACGTCGATCACGCCGCCCGCAACGTCGCGCGCCAACGCGAGGAGCGCGTCGTCGAGGGCGCGGTCCAGCGTTACGGTCGTCGTCTCTGAAACGAACCGGCGCGTTCCGGGCGGCCTCACCCGAGCCCCCAGAACGCAAGCGCCGCGGCGTCGCCCTCGGCTGCGGACTTGCCCTTCTTGGCCGGCGCGGGCGGCGTGTGCTTCGCGCGCCACCATCCGAGCACGCGCTCTTGTGTCTCGACGGGCCACCCATAGAACGCGTCGGGCTCGCCACAGTAGGTGAGCCCGATCTCCATGGCTACGGCGTCGAGCCCGCCGCCGGGGCCGCGGTAAAATCCGCGGCGGCAGCCACGCCCGCCTCCGTCGGCGTCGAGGCCGTGAGCAGCTCCACCGCCGCCGAGGCCGCCGTCCAGATCTCCCCCTCCGGGATGCCGAGCGCGTGGAGCTCGTCGACGACGGCCGCCCCGTAGGCGCACGCGTCGTGCTGGCAGGCCTTGAGCGAGGCCCTGAGCGGCTTGCCGCCCCAGCACACGCCGAGCGCCGCCCCGAGGCCCAGGAGCGGCGACTGCGACAGCGCCATGGACACGACGCGCCCAAGCGCGAACGAGGGCGGCGCGCGAAGCGTCACCGCGTGCGGCCCGAGCTGGACGGTACGGGACTGCATCAGGTCGCCGTGATCGCGCCGTAGACGATGCCGGACACGCTGAACGAGTTGGGGTCGCCTTCGGAGAGCGACACGGTGACGCGGCAGTCGTTCAGGACCAGCGTGTGGTCGGCGCTGTCGCCGAAATTCGTTCCCTCGCACGTCCAGGTGAGCTTGTACGTCATGGCGTCGGCGTTGGCGCCCAACGTGGAGACGGCCGACGCCCACGCGCCGGTCTTGCGCGCGAGGTCATAGAGCAGCTTGTCAGTCGCATCGGACAGGTCCGTCATGTGCGCGGAGAAGCTGAACGACGGAAACACGGCGTTCGTTTTCCTCAGAGTCGCGAAAACGCCGCGATCAAGGTACGCAGTCGTCTCGACGAGCCCTTCGTTGAGGTTGTCGATCGAGAAGTCGCCCGCCTCGTACACGATCGGCATGCTGAGCGGCGTGCCGGTGTTGTCCGTAAAGGTCAGCGTGCCGTCGCGGAAGTTCTTGATAACCGTGCTTTGAGCCATGCTACACCTATTGGAGCGGGAGAGTGTGGACGATGCGGAAGCTTACCACGCCGATAACCCACTCACCGGTATCGGTGCCGGCTTGCGACGTTTCGAGGACCTGCACCTTGTAGTCGCCCGGCCAGGTGGCGCTGTAGACCATGAGCAGGTTGATCACGGCCTGAGCGCCGTCGAGGCTATCGTCGTAGCTGTTCGACATGTCCTTAGGCGCCATGCGCCACGAGTACCGGATCTGGAGGTCCGTCTCCACGAGCGTGCCCTCGGCGGGTTTGCCCCGGTACTGTCGGAGGTCTTTCGTCGCGATGGGGTGCACGACAAACGCCTTGTGGGCGATGCTGTCCGCGTCGCGCCCGAACGACTCCGGGAGCACGCGCGACTCGCGCCAGCCCGACAACGTGAGCATCCGCGCCGTCACGTCCTCGCGGAGCTGCCGGACGCTCTTAGCCGCCATAGCGAGTCCACGACGCGTGAGAGAGCCCGCGGCCGTTCGTCCAAATCTGCGACGAGGCCGCCTTCTTCTTCGTCGGGTCGACGCGGTTGTCGTCGGCCTCGTCGTAGGTGAATCGAAGCGCGCCGTAGGCCTGCTCGAAGCTGGTCAGGTAGTGCGCGGCAAGGGCCTGCCAACGCCCGCCGTCGCCGGCCGACGTGCTGTAGTCGATGAACACGAGGTGCAGCGCCAGCATGAGATGGCACTCGCGAAGCGCGCTCGGCTGGATCACAAGGTAGGGCCGCCGGCCCGCGCCGATCAGGCGGGTGCAGATCGTGAAGAAGGCCTCGTCGATGTACGGCTGGTAGCTCGCCGCGGCGCCGAGGAGCGACGGAAGGTCGCTGTGCCGCTGCGTGAGGTCATCCTGGGAGATCACCGGGTAGAGCGTGCGCCGACAGAGCGCCGCGTCCTGCCTGAAGGTATGCGTCACGCCGTCCGGCATCACGAGCGCCCACTCGATGAGCCAGCCCTCGCCGAGCGCCTCGGCCGTCGTCGTCGCGCCGGTGACTGAGAACGTAGCGATGCCCGACACCGTCACCGCGCCCGTCACGAGCACCGTGCCGTCAGGCCGGGAGATGGTGACGGTGCCGCTCCCTGGCGTCGCCGTCGCGCCCGCGCGCGAGGTCGGACACGAGATCGTCTGCGTCCGCCCCCGCTCGAGCGTCTCGGTGCTCCGAAAGCGCGCGGTGTAGACAGTCTCGGCGAGCGACATCGATGCCCCCTATCGGCCCTTGTCGGTTTGCTTCTGATCGGCCTTCCGCGCCGTGTCCTGCGCCACCTGGCGCGCCTTGTCGGCAGGCATCCCCGAGTCGCGGAGACGCTGGGTCATCCGCTCCATGGCCTCGCGGTAGCCGGCGCGCTCGCTCACGCGCGGCCTCGGCGCGGCTTGGGCGCGGGCGCGGCGGGTGCGTCGTCGCCGACCACGGGCGGCGCGTAGAGGCGCTCCATGGCGGCGCGCATCCCGTCGAGAAGCGCCTCTTCATTGGCGAGGGCGTCGCGGTGGTAGGGCGAGCTCGGCGCCTTTTCCGCCCACTCGTTGACCTTTTTCTCCTGACGCTCGATCTGGAGATCAATAAAGTCCGCATCCGGCAGCTTGATGTATCCGTCCACCACGAGGCGGCGGCAGAAGGCCCAATAGCCCTCCTCGTCGCTCTCGATGCGCGTCTGCCCGGCAACGACCTTGGGCAATTCCCACTTCGACATGTGGACCGTGCCCGCGACGCCGTCGTAGGCGACGACGTAGCCGCCCGGCTCGGCGTCCCAGGGGATCACCGTCCAGCCTCGACGGCGCTTCGCCACTTCGGCGGCGTCGGTGTTTCCGTCCTTATCCACGTTGCCGACGCCGGGGTCAGCGCGCAGCGTCGAAAGCATCGGGAGCCACTCGCCAGCGCGATAGGTCCACTTCGCAGGATGGTGCAGATACCAGAAGGTCGGAGAGGGCTCGAGCCGCACGAGCTCGCGCATCGCCTGCGGGCGACTCGCCGCGCGGCCCTCGAACTGTCCGGTTCCACTCGTTCCAAATGTCGCTGCCATCATCACTCCTTTGTGTCGCAGACTCAGATGCGCCCGCGCAGGTAGGGTAACCACCGACGCGGGCGCGTGCGTGTCTGAGAGGATCAGGCGTCGGAGAGGATGCCGACGCCGCGGAGGTCGTCGAGCTCGGCGACGCCAACGAAGGCGGAGCCGACGATGATCGTCGAACCGGAGGACGCGTCGCGCTCGAGCTCAACGAGGATGGGCGACTGCGACGCGATGGTCGCCCCGCCGAGGATCGGGGCGGCGGTTGCGGTCGCCACGCCGATCGCGCCGGGGGCGATCATCATGCCGATTCGATCGGCGCCCGCGTTGGCGGTATTGATGCCGTTCGCCGAGGAAAACACGTCTACGCCGAACAGGTTTCCGCGGAAGCCGGGGCCCTTCGCCTGGACCTGGTCTTGCGACGTGGCCAAATACTGCCCGGGGCCCACTTCGCTACGAAGCGAGGAGATCAGGTCATTGACCTGAACCGGGTGAAGCACGGCCGTAAAGATGCCGTCCGCGCTGTTGAGCTGGAGCTGGAAAATCGCGGAGTAAAAGTTCGCGACCGTGAGGTCAACGCCCGTGGAGCCGACCGAGGTCGAGAAGCCGGACGCCAGATCGCCAAGCATCGCAGTCACGCGCTTGTTATAGGCCAACACCATGTCGGCCGCGATGTTGTCCAACGTCACGTCGAGCGCGATGCCGGCCGAGGTGAGCTGCGCGAGGTCGCTGATCTGGCGACGAAGCGCCTGACGAGCGATCGTGACGTTGGCGTTCGCCGTGGTCAGCGCGGTGTTGCTCACCGTGGAGTTCTCGGCCACGGACGCCATGGCGTTCGCGCCCCAGCTCACGACCGGCACCTGCACGACGGTGGAGCCGCTGCCGTTCATCGACCGAAGTTGGGTAATGGAGGGGTGATTGACCAACGAAGCGGTATCAGTGAGCTTCGTGACCACAAACTGATTCAAAATGGCGGCAACGCGGGCGTTGCCGCTGAGACCGGAAAAATAGACTTCGTTGGCCACGGGGGCCTCCTGACAGTTTGGAGGGTTCCCGCGCCTTTCGCTTTTTTACGGGAGCTCGACCCCGTGCGCGTGCGGGGCGCTAACCCCGCACGTCCAGCCTACGTCCTCCGCGACAAGCTGTCAACCTGTGCGCAGCGCCGCCATGATGGCTTCGCGGTTCGCCTTGAAGTCGGCGGGCGACAGCCGCGCGATGGCCTCGGCGCTCCATGCCTGGGGTTCGCTCGGAGCCTGGGGGATCGTGCCCGTCGACGTGCGCGGCGAGGGCACTACCGGCGCCGCTGGCGCGGCCGTGGTCGTCGGCGCGGGCGCGGCAGGGGTAGAGGCCGGGAGGTACGCGCGAACCGCCTTGGGGAGCCCGTCAGGGGCCGCGAGCCACTCCGACAGAGGAGGCCGTCCCTCGGCGGCGAGCTTGCTGTACGCGTGCTGAACGTACTCCATGCCCTCGGCGTCCGTGATGCCAGCGGCGGCGATCTCGCGCTCAACGCGGAGGGCCTCCCGCTCGGCCTTCGACGCGGCCTTGACCTCGTCCACCTGGGCGCGCCACTTCTCGGCCTGCGCCGCCACGGGCTCAAGCTCGACCACGCGGCTCTCGAGCTCCTTGACGCGCGCGACCAGTTGGCGAATGCGCGCGGAGGCCGCGCCCTGGTCCGTGGTTTCCGTGTTCACTTCTTCGCTCATGCGTACCCCTTCGTTTCGGCTTGAAGCCGAGCTTCTTGCTTTAGAATCTTGTTCGCCCATCGGCGCCCGGCGTCGCCGCCCCACAGTAGCCACGCGATGCGGCCGGGGCTCGGGTACGCAGGATGTCCGCGCTGGGCCGAAGGCGCCTCGAGGTCGACGGCATGGCGCTCAAAATAGGACACCATCCGCCGCACCGTGTCGATCGACAGCGTGCGCCGGTTGCCGAGGTCACGCGCCCGCGCGACACCTACGAGCGTCCCGCCGTGTCCGTACTCGCGACGCAGCTCGAGGCCGCGACGCGCGGCGGCGGCGACCGTGGCCGGCGGGCGCAGGTCGAGTTCTCCGGCGCGCTCCTTCGCGCGAAACTCCCGGTACACCTCTGGCTCGTTCAGCATCAGATACCGGCGCTGTGCCTCGGAGACGAACGGCATTAGCTACCCGCCTCGCCGCTGGCCTCGCTCTCGACCTCGCCGACGAGCTCGACGGAGGCCTCCACCTCGGCGCCCGTCAGGTAGCCACGGGCCTCGCGGAGACTCTCCACGACGGCGCGGAGGATCTCGGCCTGGTCGCCGGTCGCCGCCTCGAGGAGCAAAGCGACGGCCTCTTCGGACGCTACCAGCTCGTCCACCGCTTCAGCCATGGCCTCGGCGTGGGATACGTCGTCGGCAGGCTCCGTCGGCGCGGGCGTCGTCACTCCTTCCGGCGGCGGCGCCGGCGGCGCCTCTGCTCGCATGGTTCGAATCGCGGCGAGCTGAGCAATCGCGTCCTGCTCGGACAGGCTCCCGAAGAACCGCAGCGCGTCCACCTCGGACATGAGCCCGGCGGCGAGCATCTCGAGAACGTGCTTCCGGCGCGCCTCCATCTCCTGCGGCGACAGCGGGATCTCGCGGTAGATGACGGAGTAGCCGCCCTCGGGGTAGTTCGTCGGCTCCGTGTTCGCTTCGCTCCAGCGGTTGTACAGCACCGCCGACAAGCCGACAAGGGCCTCGTCAGAGGCGCGGAACTGCATGATGTACCGGCGCTGTGCCTGGCGCTTGCCCTCCTGGGAGAGCGAGATGGCGTAGCCGGAGCGCGCGGAGCCGGACGTGCGTTGGAGCTCCGACGGCGCGAGGCCGGCGTCGGTCGCGAGCCGGTGCGCGACGGCGGCGATCACCGCTTCGAGCTTCTCCACGTCCGCGCCGGCTTGGTACTGGCCCATCATCGGCTGGCTCGTCTCCGCGATGGGATCGAGCATGAGGATCGTCGTCGGGTCCGTCGTCACCTCGGAGCGCGCGGCGCGGCTCCCCAGGTCCGACGCATCCATGCCGGCGACACGGACGCCCACCGCGTACCGTTGCGGGTAGGACGCGTCGCGGATGCAGTGGGCAAGGTAGCTGTAGAACAGCCCGAGCTGGAGAGAGCCGGTGTAAAGCTCGATGTTCGCGAACGGATCGAAGAGCCGATCGCCGTACGTGGACGCGTGGTAGAGGATCGCCGGGATGATCGGCGTGCCGTTCGCGCGGCGCCAGCTCGCCGGGTAGTTGACGCCGTCGTAGGTCGCGCCGTGCACGAGGCGCGTCAGGTCGCGCCCGAACTTCCAGCCGTCCAACGCCTCGACCACCCGATACGTCGGGTTCGCGAGGTTGCGAATGTCCCAGACCTCGAACGTCCAGAGGAGCTGCGCGTCGACCTGGCGAAGCCGCAGCTCGCCGAACAGCGTCGGGACGTTGGGCCTCGCCGGATCGGCCTCCGCCATCGTCATATGGGGCGGCACCGGCCGGTAGACGAGGCGCCCGTCCTCGACATCCGCGCGCATCCACATCTCACGGAGCGCGAGCGTGTAGGCCTGGAAACGCGACATCTGCGACCACAGGCCCGAGCGCGCGATCGAGCCCGCCGAGCCGACGAGGCGGTCGATGTTGGGGGACGCGAGCTGGTTGTGTCGCACGTCGGGCTCGGCGTCGTAGAGCGTCGCGAGCTCGTACGACGTGGTCCGAAGGGCACAGTAGCTGATGTCCACGAGGCCCATCGCGGCGCGGCGCACGGAGCCGAGCTGCGTCTCCATGTAGGACTCGAGGATGGGCTGCCACCGCCCCTCCATCATGGCGTACCGGTGGCGCGTGTGCTCGACGCGGCGGGCCTCGTCAGGGTTGCCGGGCGCGGGCGGCATCGGGGCGGTCATGCTGGCGTTCATGGCGTCATCCTATCCGATGCGGAGGAGCTGCGGCTGGTACTGCCGACGCGTCACGAGCTCAAGCGCGTAGCGTAGCGCGTCTATCGTGTGTTTGTGCTCTGAGGCGGCGCGCCCGTCGAACTTGCCGAGGTCGTCAATGAGGCGCTTACAACGCGGGTGGATCACGAAGTCGCCGCGCAACATCGCGGCCTGGAGCACGCGGTAGCCGTGGAACACGGAGCCGGCGGGCTTGTACGCCGTGTGAATCCTTCCGGGCCACGTCCCGATCGGGATCTTGAGCGTCTTCTCGAACGCCTGGACGAGCAGCGCGTTGCTCTTCAGCGCGCCCCCACGTCGCGACACGGCGGCACGGTCGCCGACCCAGCGGTCAATCTGTTCCCACCGGAGCCCGGCGCGCTTGATCATGCTCAAGATCTGCGCGGCGTCATCCTCGGGTGTCGTCATCCCATTGCTGCTCACCACGTCAAGCACGGTGATCCTCGGCTCGTTGTCTCGCGAGCGCGTCACGGCCACCATGACCGCCGTTTGCGCGCCGCTCTCTTTCCCGTGGTCCACGCCGATCGCGATCTGTGCTTCGCCCGTCGGCGCCTCGTCGCGCACCATCGTCGTCGCGTCGAACTGGACGAACACCCTGCCCTCGGTGTACCCTGCCTCCCATTCGCCGTGGATGCGTTGGGCGCGCTCCATCGGGAGCACTTGGGCTTCGAGCTTCTGGATGTCGTCGGCCCGCAGGAGCGGACGCCCGCCGATCGGCGTGGTGGCCTCGACCGTCAAGGGCGTGTGGATGTCCTCAACCTCGCCGGACTCAACCAGCGCGCGGAGCCAGCCAAGCGGGAGGCCGATGGGCGTAAGCGTGATCGCGATGCGGCCTCGCTGGCGAAGCACGCGCGCGGCGAGCTCGGACCAGATGGCCTCCGGCGGCGGCTCGTCGATCAGGACGTAGTCGATCGTCGCGCCTGCGAGCGCCAGCGCGCCCTGGTTGACGGTTCGGATGCGGAGGATCGACCCGTTCTTGAACCGGACGATGGGCACCTTGCCCCGGAAGCCCTTGCCCGGCGTGTACTCGCAGTCTCCCTCGATCTCATCCTTGGGCAAGAGCTGCCAGATCTTGCCCTGGATGGAGAGCGACTGCTCCCACGACACGACGACGACCCAGGCCTCGATCGGCGCCGACTTGACGAGCGTGTGCGGGTGCGCGCCGAGACAGCGCCAGATGCAATCCGCGACGCCGGCCCAGGTTTTCCCGGCCTGGTTGCCGGCGCGGAACAGCTTGATCTGGCTTGTGCTCTGGAGGAAACGCAGTTGAGGCGGCGTCGGGCGGTAGTAGGCGAGCGGGTCGGCGTGCGCCCTCTGCCCCAGAACGTGCGCGGCCGACGCGAGCGCGGAGAGGCTCACGCGCCCACCGCGAAGAGCCCGGCCTGGACGGCGACACGATGCGCCGGCGCGCGGTTCATCGTGAGCCACTCGGCCTGTTGCTTCGAGAAGGTGCGCTTCTGCCCCTTCCGCCCGGCCGTGATCTCGACGGCGTCCCACTCGGCGATCACGACCTCGGCCTCGGAGATGGCGACGACCGCGCCGAGCTCGGCATAGGCCCGCGCGTGCCTGACTACCTCGTCGCGCCCGAGCGTCGCCGCATAGCCCGTGGTCCCGGCGTAGGGCGGGTCCATGTAGACGACGCAGTCGTCGAGGTCGCCCGGCGTCCCCATCCAGGCGGCCACGTCGCCGGCCTCGGGGATGGTGGGGAGGACGAGGACGGGGGGCCAGCCGCCTACCGCTCGCTCAAGGTCGGTTGCGAGCCCATTTGCCGACCGGCAGACCGTGATCCCAGCGGCGATCACGTCGTCGCTGGGGTCGCGCCAGTGCTCACCTTGCCCGCGCCATGAGTTGCCCGCGACGAACGCATGGGACGCCACCTCCCCCGCCACCCGCTCAAACGCCGTCGCCACATCCCCCACCGGCGTCGCGAACTCGCCGCCGTGCCGCGTGCCGCCGTTGCCCGTGTTCATCAGCGCGGGGCCGGCCATGTTGACGAGGCGGTTACCGCTCACGATGGTGGCGTACTCGGCGAGGCGATGGCAGCGGTCATCGGTAGTTGCGGCGTCAGCGTTCCACGCCTCTCCAGACGCCACGCCCGGATTGAACCCGCTATCAGGCTCGCAACGCCGGAATGACCATTGACCTTCGATCATCCATGATGCCGTCTCGTGAGCAGGCGGCATCGAGGACGCGCGCGCCCGCCTCTCCCCCCGCAACCGCTCCCACAGCGCCCGCGGCTCCTCGTCCTTCCATCCGCGGATGATCTCGGCCACGCGCCGGAGCATGTCGGCGTCGGGGTAGCAGCGGAGGAGCGCGGCGACGTCGGGGTCGGCCTCGGCCCACAGGTACGCGCCAGCGCCTTGACCCGAGCGGAGGCCGAGAGCGGCGAGGATGACTTCGGCGTACCCGGCCTTGTTGCCCATCCGCGAGATCGGCGGGCGACAGTGAGCGCCGCCGTGGAGGCGCAACGACACGGACGCCAGCCCCGCCGGCAGCTCGGCGAAGAGACGAGGGCGCCTCACGCGCCCCCACTCGCGAGCCGTACCACCTTGCCGCCGCGGCGCATGTCGACGGCGTCCTCGATGCGTTCGAGGTGTTGCGGCGGCATCGACGCGACGGCGGCGACGATGATTGAGAGGAGCTGCTCGTCAGACATCGACGCGTCAGGAGACGAGGCCTTCGCGATCTCCTCGTCGAGCAGACGGCGCGCTTCCATCGCCCGGAGCTTGATCGAGGCCACCGCCTGCCACGAGCCCGCCGACGACGCGTCGAGCGCCGCCTGCTCAAGCTGGGTCAGCGTCTGCCGCAGGTAGTCCACATACGCGATCTCGCCCGCCGTGGCAGGGTTGAGTGCGGCGCGTGTGCCGCCGCGAGGCTTCGGCGGTTTCCCGGTTCGCATGTGAGGATTTCCGTAGTTTGAAGGCGGCTTCAAGATGGAAGAGCGCGCGCGAGGGGGGAGGGGCTATCGCG